GAGCTTAATTTTATCAGTACCTGGGACAGGATTAAATACATAGTCTCCTACATATTTGTCTAGGTTCGTAGGATCTTCGTCTGCTTTTCCTTGATTAACTGCCGCAACAATCTTCTCCCACGCAATACATTTCTTAGGATAAGGAGCACAAAGAATATCATGCTTTTGAGGGTCTTCTTCATGGTCCATTAATGCCATCATAGAGATAACATCTCTAGCATCAAAACCAATATCACTATCAATGAATATCATATGAGTAGACTCACTTCTCATAAACTCATCAGTACAATAGTTACGAGCTCTGGTAATCAAACTCTCATTAAACAAATAATAAAACTTAACTTCTATACCATAGTGCATGCACAGGGCTGCTAAATCATTTGTTGATCTCGTATACATACCATGACATACACCACCATACATTGGTGTTGCAACGAATAGTTTTCTTTTTTTTAATTGATCAATTTCAATTCTAATTTCCATTCGTTACATCCTCTGAAGTAAAATAAGCTAGCAAGACAATATAATGAACAGCTTTCAATAGATCCTTTCTATTGTGACCGCCCTTCTTACCGTATCTCATAAGGTATTTAATAGCAGTATCACGACATGTAGTATCAACACTACCTAGTGTTTGCCAGACATCTATAGTCTGTATTTCTTTATTACCAACGTAGTGTTGGTTATATGTTTTCTCGATATAATCAACAACTTCTTTGAGAAACTTTGGTTCCTCATATTTAAATGACATTATATTCACCATCATACATACGAACTGTTTCGGCTTCAACAAAAATGAATTGAGCTATACGTGCTCCTTTTTCAATTGTTGCAGGTCCACATCTAACATGCATTACTCCACCAATGTAATTTTCAAACCCACTATCATACAATCCAGATGTAATAAAAATACCATTGCGGTTTAATGTCGATCTTGCAATCAACCAACCAGCATACCCATTTGGCATTACGACATAATGTTCTGTCTCAAATTGATAAGAACAATCCTTTTGTAATTGAAATTGATTTGTTAGGTCTAATTGCAATTCAGTTGTTGAACGATGACGTTTGTCCTTCTGAGAAAGATAAAATTCATCGTCATTAATTTTCCACACCCGCGAAAGTTTTAAATCAACAGCATTGGGTTGAATACATTCCTTATCAAGGACTGCGTTATCAATGTATGGAGTCAGTCCGATATTCTTTAGCATGTTCACCCTCACATAATTTATCTATATAATTCAAGTTAAATTCAGCAGCTTCAGTATCTCCCGAATGCGCTCTGAAGTCAACTTCTTTTTCAAATTTTCCATTAACAGAACCAGTAGGGCTACTATCAAACCTAACCCCATTAAGACCATACCATACAGCAGCACTACTATCCCAAGTGCTAATATGACGAGCATAACCAGTATGTTGCATAAGTTCGATTTCATTTGGCCCATCTACCATCCCTAGAAAATGTATCTTCTTCTTATTATCTATAATCTGATCAAGTATACCTCGCCGATCTAATTCAAGTACGAACTTCATTCTCGAAAGATATCTTTGCAGTTTGTTTTTTTGTTCAACACTATATGCGTTTGGAATGTTAAGAATACTAAACCCAATATAATCTACCAGTGGTGATTGTGCTGCCCATGCAAATGATGATATAAGTCCTTCAAGGTCACCTATCTTAGCTTGGGGACAAAAGAATGTACCAAAACCATTCTCTCTAAAGAGAGGTGCTAATTCTTCAGCTGCTTTAATAGTTACAGATGGATCTTGATCAGGATAATCAGACATCACTATATAATCAGCACTAACCTTTTTACCTATCACAATTAATCTATCCGCTGGATACATAGGCTTGTCCTGTTTATACATTTCAAATGCAGAGTTATCAAGTATTTTCATACCGGTATACGTTCTATAAAATTTTGTATATCTCTGATCAACAATTGGATCCTGATTGATAAGATGAGCTAATAATAATTGTGCACGATAACAAGGTGCCCACTTATCAAGAAATTCAATAGGCATAATATGACAAAAGTCAATCACTAATGTACCCCACTATTGGTTGCTTGATATGTACAAATAGCTCCGTTCTCACCATCTTCGCTTACCGTTATTATAAAAGCGCGATGAGGATATTTTTTGTAAATATACACAGCTAAATCATCAGCCATCATCTCACAAGACTTATAATCTAACTCCAAAGTTCCTTCTGAATATAGTCTCTCTATCTCTCTTTTAAATAAAATAAATTCAATCTCCCTATCGTCATGGAACACATCGATCTCAACACGAAAATGAAACATATGTCGATGAGGATGTTTTAAAAACTCAACACCTTCTGGTGCATCAGGATATTGATGTATACCTTCCTTTCGAAAAGTTACAAATATTCTTTTCTTACCTAACTCCATTGTCTTTTCATACCTTTTTTCAGTTGACATGTCAATTGAATTTTTTTCAACAGTATCAAACATTAACTCATCCTCGCCAGGTTTAAAAACTCTCGTCTAATATCAGAATTATCCTCTGCGAACACACCACCAACGCTAAGAGTCACTGTCGTACTTCCAACGTCTTGAATCCCTCTAGTTTTTACACAAAAATGTGTAGCATCAATGAACACAGCAACATCACTTGTCTCAGCAACATATGACATCGCAGCTTTAATTTGTTCTGTTAATCTTTCTTGTACTTGTGGTCTCTTACTAAAGTACTCAACAATTCTATTCATCTTAGACAAACCTAGAATTTTTTCTCTAGGAATGTATGCCACTGTAGCCTTACCATCAATAGGTACAAAATGATGCTCGCATGTTGAGCTAACACGAATACCCTTTTCAAGAACAAACGATCCATGTACATCGACTTGCTTTAATGAATTTCTAATTGCTGTGCATTTAGGAAAGTGATGATAATCCATGCCCCAAAATATTTCATTGAGATACATTTTAGCTAAACGCTTAGGAGACTCCTTTAATGAATCATCCACTAGATCCAACCCTAAAACTCTCATAATGTTTTCGAAACTTTCTTCCAACAACTCAAGCCTCTCGTCTGCTGGACGCTCTGGAGTTATCATAGGTGTTTCTATACCTAACGAAACAAGATGGTCGTGTACTTCCCAACCTAATACTTTATCATTTTTACTCTGTGGATGCATTCTGCTCTTCACCTTTCTTATCATTTAAATCATTTGCGCAGATAATTCCACCAGATCTAGTCTCCCAAGGGAAAGCGACCCATTTTTTATTATCTAACATTGTTGCAGCAAAGTCAACTACAAATTTCGATGACGTTCTTTGTACTAAAGAAACGATCTTCACTCTCTTTCTCATTGGAACATCACCGAGATTATTTTTTTCCCACCACTTCATTATATCAGTAAATGTTTTCCCAGTATCATTAATATCATCAACCAACAACACATTTCTTTCACTAAGAAATGCTGGTGGCACATATGAAAATTTCCATTTATTTTTATGATGACCCTCTTGTCCATTATCTCTTGTTTGATAATGTATAGGGTAATGAGGAACTTCTAATGCATGAGAAAGATATACTCCTGGAACTAATCCTCCTCTATTAATAGAGACAACACAATCAGGGTCCCAAGGTGCAATTCCATACCGTGTATACCCCTTACGTTGTGGCTTAAGCCAGGTTATAATTCTATTTACATCCCTAAGAAAATTAGCATACGGATAATTAATTGTGCTCGTCAAATTCTCCATCTTCTCTGTGTCCCACTTTCATAGCCATGTTATTGTCAGTCTCTCTTACTTCTACCTTGCAACACCAAATACGTTTCGCTTCTTCTTTACCATAGTTTGGTAAAAAGATAGTATTAACATACTCATATAAAAATGTTGCAATACCTTCACAACCAGTCTTTTCCACTTCAGTTATTTTAGCAATACCTAATTCACCAAGTTTAAGCATGTCTGTTCGATATGGATCATCCTGTGCTACTAAGAAGGTATGATCAAACCAATCTTCTAAAACATCTTTTAATGGTCTCAGGCCTCCAAAATCCATAACCCAATTACGAGCATCCAGAGTGTCCGCTTCAAATTCAAAATGAAAAGTCAATGCATACCCATGTATAACATTGCAATGTGAATCTGCTCTCCATTGCCTATAAGCTACAGGACCTAAGTGTCTATATGTTTTAGTTGATTTATATTTTGTCATATTTAAAATCCTGTCAATTTTCTGATTCCTGTTTTAGGATCTCTCCCTACTTCTTCATAAAGTTTCTCATCACGGAAATGATAATTACCAGAAATAGATATACGCAATTCTTCAGATGTACAGCGTGTAGTAAAATGTGATAACCATGATGGAAATATAATAAACATTCCTGTCTTAGGAGTAAAGTCTTTATTAATAGTTTTTGTTCCTCCTATCTGAGTTTGAAAAACTATCTTGCCACCAATATTTTCACCCTCTGGCATCTGTGGATAATATACCCAAGACAGACCTAAGAAATCCCAATCTTTTTTATTTCTATGACTATGAATTTGAGTTGTCTCTCCACGTCTTAATACATGAGCCCATATTTCTCCTTCTTGAGCCCTTGGTTCAATACGTTGATGTATAGTTCTCTTCATTGTTGCTCGAAGCTGCTTTACTGCTGGCGCATTAGGATCTAAAGGTGAGTCTTCATAGCCAGTCGCTGATGGGTTTTCAGATTTTCTTTTTTCTAAATTCTCAGCTTCTTCCAAAGCTAACTCAGCGAGTCTTTTATTATCAAGACCTTCTATCTTAGATGTAAATACATTTAATGAGTATAAGTTACTAAACGCCAATTACATTCCCCCACAAATACGTATGAATTCTAGCTGAGATATGATACCCTCTAGCTACTGCTTCACTTGCAACTTGTCCGTCCACTAATTTTTGTCCCTCTACAGTTGCACCAACAGGCATTATCGATACAGGAAAATCAACTCCCATCTTTCTTAAT